CATAGACTTAATGGGATAAAAGCAGGAGGAGGAATAACTGTAACTAAAGAGAATAGAGATATTATTATAGCTTTAACTCCAACAGATTTATTAACACCAAGAGGGGTTCTTCAAACATCTTTATTTGACTCTATATTAGATACCTCATTTGTTAATGGTGGAGAGTCTTTTCTTTATGGTGGGAATGAGTATTCTTCTTTTAGAATTAAATTTTCAGAGGCAATTACATTAAATTTAGATAATAATAAATATTTCTTTTGGTATTATGAATATCCAAACATGATAGCGATGCCTACTATTATTCCAATTAAAAACGCACAACTAACTGTAATAAATGGAGATACAGTCAATGCCTCTATATCGTTAGGTACTATGACAACTCCTGCATTTCCTTTTGGTTGGATAACTATTGGATTTACTCATGGAGTGGTTAATGGATTTAGTGGTAATATTCCATTAAACCTTCATAGAATATATTTTACGGTTGCAACATAGTTTTAAAAATAATAATTAAAATAAAATAAAAATGAATTTAATAAGAAAAATATCAATAGGTAATGATTTAAAGACAGCAATGCATTACCAAGTAGGAGATAAAATTTCAGATATTATACAAGTAGGAGAATATTTTGATGTGTATAAAATAGATGGAGATGTAAAAATAAAGTGGAAGTCTTTTAGGAGTAATATAGTATCTCATATAGAATACAATACAAACGAGTAATATGAGAAGTCCTTTACATTTCTTGATAAGACCTAAAAATGGTCAAGAGTATGTTCAAGAAAACAAAGATGGATTAATATTAACTACATCTATTGAAGACCATGTTTTTACTCAAAGGTTGGCTTATGTAGAGAAAACCCCTATTGGTTATATTGGGGAGATTAAAGAGGGGGATACAATAGTTGTTCATCATAATACATTTAGAACACAATATGATAATCAAGGATTCCCAAGACCTTCTATGTATCATATACAAGACGATTTATATTTTATTGAACATGAATTAGTGTATGCTATTGTAAAAGATAATGGAGATATTTTACCTATACATAATTACGTTTTAGTAACTCCAATAATTGAAGATTCTAAATTTGAAGGCAAAAAAGCAATGGATAATATTGCTACTGTTGCATATTCATCTAATAGTATGATTAATGAACAAAATATTTGTAAGGGGGATATTATTGCTATGAAAGCAGATAGCGAATATGAGTTCAACATTAATGGCGAGAAATTGTACCTACTTAAAGGCACAAGAATACTATTTAAAATTGAAAGGACTAAGTAAAGATATAGAAGAGGCAGTTGATATTGTTATTGAGGGATTAGAATATCCTATTGATACATCAACTATAGACTCGGATAAATTAAAGAGTGTTGTTAGAGCTAAAACAGATTCTTTTAAATATTCTAAAGAACTTATTTTAAAATGGCAAAATTCAGATAACTCGCCATCAGATGAGAAATTAAGGAAATATGTTTTAAGACTTGTAGAAGCTGGAGATATGTCTTTAAAAGTATTAAGGTCTGCTTTAAGGGAAAAGATTGATTATAAAGAATTAGACCCTTCAAAACACCATTTAGCAATATCAGCTAAGCCAATTATACACCAAGCCATAACAGAAATAGACGCTTCGTTAATTGAACTTCGGTTACAATTAGATGCTGATAATATAAATTTAAAAGATAATGAGTTTAAAAGAGGGTATCCTGAAAAATTTGCCAATCAAGAGTTCTACCCATTAAAGAATTATTTTAAGCAATGGAGAGGCGAGGATAAAGATACTATTAATATATGTCCTTTTGGTACACTTGGGGATTATCTTCTCTTAGATGGGCTTAAAATCGTTTTACCCTCTATTCCTAAAGATAAAAGTAAAATTTTATTTTCTAAAGAAAAAGTATTTAATCAGTATTGGAGGAGAACGGAAATGCCTTTTGGCTTGACTCCTGATACAGAAGAAGCCTTTGCTGAATATATTGTAGAGGAGTTTAGAAGAAGAAGAGAGGGGATTTGGTTTATGAATAATGGGAAACCTGAATTTCTAACAGGAACACATTATTTTTCTATGCAATGGGGAAAGATGGAGGATAACGGAGGTTATATGGATTTTAGATATGCTCAAAGAGATATGTTTTATCATACAGAGGCTTGTGTTATTGATGATAGATGTTTAGGGCAAGACTTTGTTAAGAGTAGGAGAACAGGATTTACTTATGAGAAGATATGGAGAATGTTAAACGATTCTACATCAACATCAAATGCAAGACTAGGTATAACGTCTAAATCTGATAATGATGCAAGTATGGCTTTCTCTAAATTCTCTTATGGTTACTTAAATTTACCTTTTTTCTTTAAGCCTATTGTTAAGGGGGCAGAAGATTCTAACAAGTTTCTAGAGTTTGCCAAACCAAGCGATAGAAGTAAGATGGCAAAGAAAAAGAAAGATACAAACACAGACGATTACTTAAATACTGTAATTGATTATATGCCTACGAAAGATGATGCTTATGATGGTCAAAAGATGTTTAGGTATCTTGGAGATGAAGCGTCAAAATGGCAAAGACCCTCTAACTTTGAAAAACATTGGGGTCAAATTTCCCCTACATTTGATGAAGGAGGTATGATTGTTGGAAAAGCATTTGTCGGTTCTACCGTTAACGCTATGAATAAAGGTGGTGCAGAGTTTAAGAAACTATATTTATCATCGCAAGTAAATAAAAGAGACAATACTACAGAAAGAACTCCTAGTGGATTATATTCTTATTTTTTACCAGCACATAAAAACATGACAGAGTTTACAGATAAATTTGGAGTTTGTCACGAGGTTGTAGAAAAAGGACAATTTTTTGTAAATAATAAAGGGCAAAAGAAATATATAGGTAGTGTTCAATTTCTAGAAGCTAGAAGAAAGAGTAAAAGAAAAGAAAGCGATGTTGCTTATAATGAAGAATTAAGAGCATTCCCAATGACTATAGATGAGGCGTTTAGAGATGAATTGGTAAAGGCTTTGTTTAATACAGAAAGGATATATGAGCAAGTAAAATTTAATGATGATTCTGGAACTTCAGAAACATTAACTCAAGGAGGATTTCATTGGAAAGATGGGATTCCTGATACAGAGGTTATTTGGACTCCTAATAGAGATGGTAGATTTTTAGTGTCTTGGATACCAAACAAAGAAATGACTAATAGAAATGAGCTTCGTTTAGGATTTGGAGGTTATAGTAAATTTCCTCTTAATGATGATTTAGGTGCTTTTGGTTGTGACCCTTATGATATTTCAGGAACTGTTGAAGGAGTAATGACAGATGGCAGTTATAATGAAGAAACAAGTAGAGCTTCTAAAGGGTCTTTACATGGATTAACTTCCTTTACTTTAGGAGATGCTCCTAGTAATTTGTTTTTTTTAGAGTACGTTGCAAGACCTAAAACAGCAGAAATGTTTTTTGAAGATGTATTAATGGCTTGTGTTTTCTATGGTATGCCTATTTTAATTGAGAATAATAAACCACGTTTACTATACCATTTTAAGAACAGAGGATATCGTAACTTTGCAATTACAAGATTTGATAAAGCATCTAACCGATTATCGCCTACGGAAAAGGAAATTGGGGGTGTTCCAAACTCATCTGAAGATATGAAACAAATACATGCTTCTGCAATAGAGGCGTATATAGATAAATATGTAGGTATAAATAAAGAAACAGAGGAATGTGGTAGTATGCCATTTAATATGACTCTTTATGATTGGGTGAAATTTGATATAAATAACAGAACTAAATTTGATGCTGCTATTAGTTCGGGATTAGCAATTATGGCAGTTAATAGGAAGTTGTATAAAATTAATGTAGAATTTAAACCTATTGTAGTTAATATGAAAACGTATAGAAACAAGTAAAAACAAATGAAAGGATTTAGTAAACCAGTTGAGATTTCTATTAAGTATAAGGGATTTCCAAATCAAAATGATACTTTTGAAACCCAAAAACTATTAGATTATGGGCTTCAAGTAGGCGAGGCTATTCAGTATGAATGGTTTAAGAAGCAAGGACAATCTTGTAAATACTTTGATAATAGAAGCGAATTTCATAAAAGAAGATTGTACGCTAATGGAATACAACCTTTAGGGAAATATAAAGAGTTTATGGCTATCAATGGAGATATGTCATACTTAAATTTAGATTGGAATATTATTCCTGTTATTCCTAAATTCTGTGATATAGTTTCTAACGGATTGTCTAATAGAGATTATTCTATAAAGGCTTTCTCTATTGACCCTGTATCTACAGATAATAGGATAAAGTATAGACAAATGGTAGAGAAGGATATGAGAACTAAAGATATTCTTCTTGCTGCTAAAGAGCATTTAGGAATAGATGCCTTTTCTGTACCTCAAGATAAACTACCTGAATCTCCACAAGAATTAGAGTTACACATGCAGTTAGATTACAAACCCTCTATAGAAATATCTCAAGAATTAGCAATAGAGGCTGTAAGACAAGAAAATGATTATAAAGATACAATAGAAACAAGAATAGTTAGGGATTTAGTAGAGATTGGTATTGGTGCTGTAAAGCATAGATATATACCTACAGACGGTATTAAGTTAGAATATGTTGACCCTGCAAATCTTATTTGGTCATATACAGAAGACCCTTATTTTAGAGATTGTTTTTATTATGGAGAATATAAGAATGTAAATATGTCAGAGGTTTATAAGGAGTTTCCTAATATGAATCCTGAAGAAAGAGAGAGAATAGAGAGTATTGGCTCTTCTTGGAATAGTTATTATGGAATTAGTAGTAATACTGAAACAAATGATACTCTTGATGGTAAGATTGGATTGTTATATTTTAATTATAAAACATCAAGAGAGAAAGTTTGGAAAAAGAAGAAAAGTAATCAAGGTGGATTAAAAGTTATACCTAAAGATATAGATTTTGTTTATAAAGGAGAAGGAAATACAGACTTCGAGAAATTAACTAAAATAGAGGAGGTTTGGTTTGAAGGTATATTAGTTTTGGGTACAAGCGTATTATTGAAATGGGAAGTAAGTAAAAATATGGTTAAAGAGAAGTCTAACTTAAACAAAGTACTTCCTAATTATGTTGTATGTTCTCCTAAATTATATAAAGGTAATATAGATTCATTAGTTAGTAAAATGATACCATTTGCTGATGATATTCAAATGTCTTGGCTAAAACTACAACAAGTAAAACAAAGAGTAGTACCTGATGGTCAATACTTAGACGTAGATGGCTTGGTAGATATTAATTTAGGAAATGGTCAAGCATATACAGTAGATGATGCTTTAAATATGTACTTTCAAACAGGTACGGTTATAGGTAGAAGCTCTACAGTAGGAGGGGAGTTTAACCACGCTAAAGTACCTATTACAGAAATAAGACACTCGTCTGGTCAAGAAAAAATAAGTTCCCTATGGAATAGTATTCAAATTTCTTTAGATATGATTGCTACAGTAACAGGGATTAATCAAGCTGTAGATGGAAGTAACCCTGATAAATATGCTTTAGTTGGGTTGCAAAAAATGGCTGCGTATTCATCTAATGTAGCTACAAGACATCTTTTAACTGCTATATTGTTTATCTCTAAAGAGTTATCCAAATCTATATCTAACAGAATGTCTGATGTGTTACAATTCTCTGAAACTAAACAAGACTTAATTAATAAGATAGGGAGAACAAGTGTAGCTAATTTAGATGAAATAAAGAAAATGTATCTGTATGATTTCGATATATTTTTAGAACTTACTCCTGACGAAGAAGAGAGAGCTAAATTAGAGGCTGATATTTCTTTTGAAATACAACAAGGTAATTTAGGTGTTGAAGATAAATATGTGATATTAAATATCAAGAACAATAAATTAGCAGGTAGCTTCTTAACTATCCGAAAAGGTAGAAGAATGAAAGAGAAGCAAGAAATTGAAATGCAAAAGATAGATGCTCAAACTCAAGGCAATATACAAAGTTCTCAAGCATCAGCAGAGGGTAAGGCACAGTTATTACAAATGGAAAGTCAAGTGAAATTGCAAGTAGAACAACAAAGAATGCAAGGCGAAATGGCTAAAATGGAGAGAGAGGCTGAATTAAAAATGATACTTATGGCTAAAGAATTTGAATATCAAATGTCTTTAAAAGGAGTTGAAGTAGAAAGTATAAATAAAAGAGATACAGAGAAAGAAGATAGAAAGGACAAAAGAACAGAGTTACAAGCCGAGCAACAATCTAAAATGATTGAGCAAAGAAAAAACAATACAGGAGCTATAACTTTTGAGAGTTCAAATGATGGTTTAGGTTCTTTTGATTTTGGAGAATTTGACCCACGATAAATATAAACTATAATTCGTAACTTTGCAATAGATTAAATCTATAATTAAATATAAAAAAATATGAGTTTCAAAATAATAGATGATAATTCCGAAATAGTGGAATTAGCACAAGAAGAAGTTATTACAGAAGAAGTTATTACAGAAGAAGTAGAAGGAGATGTTATAACAGAAGGAGAGGCTTCTAAATGGAATGATGAAGAAGTTTTAGAATATATTAAATCAAATCCTGAATTATCAGATAAACTGACTACGAGAGTAGAAGTTCAAACAGAAATACCTGATGATGTAAAGAAGTATTTAGAGTTTAAAAAAGAAACAGGTAGAGGATACCAAGATTTTTTAGAAACACAAAAAGACTTTTCACAGGAAAATGACGAATCTTTAGTTAAGAAATTAATTCAATCAAAGAACCCTGAATTTAGTCAAGAAGAAATTAATGACGAATTTACAGATATTTATGGGTTTGATGAAGATTTTGATGACGAGAGAGAAGTTAAAAAGAAAAAGAGAGAGTATAAAAAGGCTATCTCTGAATCTATTGAGTACCTAAATACAATGAAGGAAAAATATAGTACACCATTAGGGTCTAATGAAAGTGCTGTTCCACAAGAGTATATAGATGCAAAAAACAATTTAGAGAGCATACGCCAAGAAGAAACCTCTTATAACGAAAGTAATAAACAACAAGTAGATTATTTTTTAAGTGAAACTGATAAAGTTTTTTCCGAAGATTTCAAAGGTTTTGATTTCAAAGTAGGAGAAGAAACTATCTCTCATAAGATTAGTAATCCAACGGAGATTAAAAACTTTCAATCCGATGTCTCTAATTTTTTCCAGAAGTTTTTGGATGACAAAGGAATGGTTAAGAACGCAGAAGAATACCACAAAGCAATTTATATTGCAATGAATTATGAATCTGTAATTAAAAACATATACGAAACAGCTAAAGCTAAGACTATTGAAGACGAAGTTAGAAGCTCAAAAAATATTGATATGGGAATACGTTCAACACCGCAAGAATTAAAATCTGGGTTTACAATGAAAATAATTTCGTAAAATATTAAAAAAATAAAAAGATATGGCATTAAATGTATCGCCAGGAGTTAAATTAACTCCTACAGCAGGAAAAGAATTATTATCTTCTAACTATTTAGAAGCTGGTGATTTCAATTTCACAAACCAATACTTACCTGAATTATACGACAAAGAATTTGCTCGTTACGGACAACAGTCTTTAAAAGGTATGTTAGAGAGATTATCTCAAGAAGTTCCTATTCAATCAGATTTAATTAAATGGAGTGAAGAAGGAAGATTAAGACCAGTAGGAGTAGGAGTTACTCGTGTAGCTAACGTATTTACTTTGGTAGCACATTCTTTTAGAGTTAATGATACTATCATATTTAATGATGGCGTTCTTCAAAGAAAAGGTATCTGTACAGCAGTTACAACAGACACTTTTACAGCAGTAAGTACTTTAGCAGCAGGTTTTGGTGATTTATCAGTAGTTGCAGAAGCTATCAAATGTTACACTTATTCTAATGAGTATAGACAAGGAACAAATGGTAGAACTGAAAGTTTAGAAGCACAAACTGACATCTTTGAAAATAAACCAATTATCATAAAAGAGAAAGATACCGTTAATGGTTCTGATATGGCTCAAGTAGGTTGGATTCAAGTTGAGGGAGAAAATGGTTCAGGATACTTATGGTATTTAAAATCTCGTTCTCAAACTCGTCAAAGATTTGATGACTATATCGAAATGGGTATGGTAGAAGGGGTTAATTTTGAAGGAGGTTCTCCAGCTAAATCAGCAGGTTTTACAGGTACAGAAGGTTTCTTCGAGGCTATAGAAAAAGGAAACATCTTCAACGGTCAAGTTACAAGTACAGCAGATATTGATTCTATTTTAGCTCGTTTAAACAAACAAGGTGCTATTTCTGAATATATGATGTTAAATTCATTTACTCAAGATAGAGCAATGGATGCTTATATGGCTTCTCAAAACTCATACGGTGCAGGTGGAACTTCATTTGGAGCATTTAACAACTCTGAATCTATGGCTTTAAATTTAGGATTTTCAGGTTTAAAAATTGCAGGTTATGAAATCTACAAAAACCAATGGAAATATTTAGATGATGCTACTGCAAGAGGTTTGTTTGATGGTGCTGCTTCTGTTCATGGAGTGCTTTGTCCTTCAGGAACTAAAACTGTTTATGATAACGTATTAGGAAGTAATGCTTCATTACCATTCTTACACGTTAAATATCGTAAATCAGCTACTGAAGACAGACGTTACAAAGTTTGGAACACAGGTTCAGCAGGTGGGGTTCAAACATCTGATTTAGATGCTAATGAGCTACATTTACTAACTGAAAGAGCTTTATGTACTATGGGTAGAAATAACTTCGTAATCATAAAAGGATAACCAATTCCTTAAAGACTTAGAGAGGGGCGTGATTGTTCCTCTCTATTTTCTTTTTATATATTAAAATTAAATTTAAAAAAAAACAAAATGGCATTCAAGAAAAAAGGAGCTGAAGATTCAGCAAAGAACAGAGCGTACTTATTAACGTCAGAACACCCACCATTACAACTTTTCTTAAACAACAGACATAAGCAATATACTCCTTGTCAGTTTTACGATGAAAACAAGAATAAAACAAGGTCTTTACGGTATGCAACAAATCAATCTAGTGTCTTTGAAGATGAGCAAGATGGAGATGTTTTATTGGGGTCTATTATCTTTTCAAACGGTAAATTAAATGTACCTTATACTAATCCAGAATTACAACAATTTTTATCTTTACACCCTGCAAACGGAGTTTTATTTTCGGAGTTCAATCCTGAAGCAGAGGCAGTTGATGAGTTAAGTGTTTTAGAGAATGAAACTAAAGCATTAACTACTGCGTTTGATTTAAGTGCTGACCAATTAGAGAGTATTGGATTAGCGTTATGGGGTAGTTCTGTATTAAATAAAAAAACAAGTGAGGTTAAGAGAGATGTAATCATTTATGCAAAACAAAACCCTGTTAACTTCTTATATTTAGTAGATGATGATTTAACACAATTAAAAGCATTATCAGCGAAAGCAGTTGATTTAGGATTAGTACAGTATAAAGATTTTGCTTACTATAATAACGATAAGGTTTTATGTAAAGTACCTTATGATGAGATAGAACCATTAAACACTTTAAGTAGATGGTTAAAAACAACAGCAGATGGTAATAAGTTTCAAGAATTTTTACATTCTAAAATGAAGTAACTATATTAGTTGTTTAGATAAATAGAGAAACCACCTAGTAACATAGGTGGTTTTTTATTTTGTATCTTTGCATATTAAATAGTCTTTTAGATATGATAAATAATATTAGAACGGTTGTGTTGTCATTGTTGAATAAAGAAAACAGAGGATATATAACCCCGACAGAGTTTAACTTATATGCACAACTAGCACAACAATCTCTTTTTGAAGGATATTTTCATCAATACGCTAAGAGTATCGTTAAGCAAAACGCTAGGCACTACCATTCAGAATATAGCGATATTCCTAAACACATAAGAGAGGTTATAGATGTGTTTTCAAAGGTAGAGAATAATGTAATAAATAGTGGAGATTTAAAGATAATTAATGACCCTGATTTTTACAGATTAATTGGTTTTGAATATGACGGAAATGAAATAGAGGAAATTTCTAAATTAGAGATATTAAGATTGCTTAAAAGTAGCTTAGTAAATCCTACATTAGAATACCCTGTATTTACACAAAGAGAAGGAAAGTATAAAATGTACCCAATAATTACCGATAACACAAAAATAAATGCAATCTATATCAGAACACCTAAAGACCCTAAATGGACTTATAATCAATTGGGTGGAAATCCAATTTTCAACTCTTCAGCGTTGGACTACCAAGACTTTGAATTACCTTTCTCTTGTTATAACGAGTTGGTTATCAAAATTTTAGGATATACAGGTGTTGAAATTAGGGAAGCAGACGTAGTTCAAGTTTCTCAAGGAATGGAATTATCTAATACTAACAACGAACAACTGTAAGTTATGCCAAATTTAGTTACACCACCAGAGGTATATTACCAAGACGACACTCAATTAGGAGATTACCAATATATATCTTTATCATCTTTAGTAAATAATTTTATATCTAATTATATTGGAGACGACAAGTTGTTATCTAATGTTAAAAGATTTAATGTTTTATATCACATGAAGCGAGGTATGCAAGAGTTTACCTATGATGCATTAAAAGAGATTAGAGTTTTAGAATTAGAGATTGGAGATACTTTACAATTACAATTACCTATTGATTATGTTTCTTATGTTCGTATATCTTGGGTTGATAGTAACGGACATTTAAGACCATTAATTAAAGATGGTAGAACAGCATTAGCTAAGGCTTACCTACAAGATAATGATTTTAAAATACTATTTGATAGCGATGGCTTCCCTTTAGAGGCAGAAGAAAGCGATGTTATAGGTAATTATTCAAAGAGAAATATAGTATCTAATGAAGATGGTTCTTCTACAAATAGTCGTTATGGTTTAGACCCTACACAAGATACTAATGGTTATTTCAATATAGACAAAAGAAAAGGAGTTATATTTTTCTCATCAAACATAAACTCAAAAAACATAGTAATAGAGTATATTAGTGATGGGTTGGAATATGATGCAGAAGATATAAAAATACATAAGTTTGCAGAACAAGCCTTATATAACTATGTTAAGTATATGATAATTGGCAATAAATATGGTGTTCAAGAATATATAGTTAATAGAACAAAGAAAGACTATGATTTATCTTTAAGAAATGCTAAAATTAGACTAATAGAATTAAGAGGACACGAAGCTATATTTTTGCTTCAAGGTCGTAAAAAGTGGTTAAAGTAATATGAAGATACAAAATAATTTTACTAACGCTATAATCAATAAAGATTTAGACGAGAGATTAACTCCTAATGGCTCTCTTATAGATGCCGAGAATTTTATGGTTACATCTGAAGATAATTCAAATGCAGGTGTAGGTAAAAATGTTTTTGGGAATACTCAAATGACTAATTTAGGTATTGTAGGGGGAGGAACAACTATTGGTGCAATATCAGATGATTCTAAAGATAGAATATTCTACTTTCATAAAGGGATTAGTTATGATTATGTTATAGAATACAGTTTATTAGCTAATATTCCAGTTATAGTATTGCAATCTTCTACCTTTGGCTCTTTAAATTTTAGCACAAGCCATAGAATACATCATTCAAACATATTTACAAGCGTTGAGGGCGATGATTTACTATCTTGGACTGATGGATTAAACCCACCTAGAATAATCAATATAGATAAAAGTAAATTATATCCTATAAATGGATTTTCTTCTGCTGAAATAAGTGTTATAAAAGCTCCACCATTATTTGCACCTGAAACTCAAGAAGCAGATATTGTTTATAATCCTAACAATGTAAATATAGAGAGCAACGAAATAGAGGATAGGTTTTGTTCTTTTGCTTATAGATGGAAATATGAAGATGGATATTTTTCTTCTTTATCTCCTTTCTCTGAATATTATTTTTTACCTGATAATTTTAATTTAGATTATGATACGTTAGAGAATTTAGGAATGATTAATCAATTAAGAAACCTAAATATAAAATTCAATACAGGAAAAAGAGATGTAATAGGGGTTGATGTTTTAGTTAAATATAGTGGAGATAATAAAGTTTTTATTATAGATAAATTTTTAAAAGCAGATGAAGGTTGGGGAAATGAGGAGATTAGAACAATTCTATTCTCTAATAATAAGATATATGCAGTATTACCTGAATCTCAATTTACTAGGAGTTTTGATAATGTGCCTTTAATAGCTAAGACACAAGAGAAGATAGGCAATAGATTAGTTTATGGTAATTACCTTGAGGGTAGGGATTTAGTTGATGTAAACGAAGATAAATTGCTTTTAGATTATGGTGTTGATTTTGTTTTTGGAGATACCTCAACAGAAACATTACCTATAGAACTTTCTTCATCAATTTATAATTTAACAACGCCTTCATTTCAAGTAGATGAAACTTTAATAACTATAACATTCCCTCCAAATAAAGAATTTGAAATTGGTAATAAGTTATTTTTTAAGTTTAATATTAAACCTAAAGGAGATTATGCTCCTACATTCTTTTTTGAAGAAGAATTTTTTTATCAAGTAAATGAAAACTATGCATCTTTAAATGCTTTATTTTTAAACTCTTCTTTAGTTGGGTTTTTAGAGGGGGCGTTCTCTACTACTTTTAGGACTGAATTAGAATATGTTACAGCTTTAGGGGTTATAGATGCTTTCGTAGGCTTTAAAGTGCTTAATCCAACTGCAAACACATTAACCATACAAATACCTGCTGCAAGATATTTAAGTAGTGCAGGTAATTCTGCTACAACACAAATAGGTGTATTTAATTTTGCTGATAATGTATATACTTATTCGGGAGGGGCTACTATAGATTGGGTAAGTATAAATTTATGGATTAAGGTTTTAGAAACAAATATAGATATAACAACTCAAGTTTATCTTAACGGTATATTATTTGAAACGGTTATAACTAATTCAGGATTAATTCCAAATGCACTTTTAAATTTATGGAGTTTATTTGATGCAACACCTGCTACAACATCGTTTGCTGGTAATTATACTTTTGTATTATCTTATTCATCTCCTGTAACTATAACACAAGTTTATTTAGAGGCTTTGGGAGAAGATACTTCAATCCCTCAAAATCCGATAGCTCTTAGAGATTATATAGAGGGGCTTTCTATTATAGGATTATCAACAGGATTTGTTGCTTATTTTAGAAATCAATCATTCTCTGCCTTATCTGATATTATAGGTAGAAAAACAAGTATGAAATCTGATAGAAGTTATGAGGTTGCTATGATATATAAAGATAAAGAGGGTAGGAAAACTACTGCTCTTACATCTGAAAAAAATACAGTTTATATCCCTGTTAAAAATTCAATAACTCAAAATAAATTAAGAGTAACTATACCTGTAACACAAAAACCACCTTCTTGGGCTGATTCTTATAAGTTTGTAGTTAAACAAAATAGAGTTGAATACAATACTATAATAGTAAATAAGTATTATACACAAGGACAATTTAGATGGTTTAAATTAGAGGGGGAAAATAAGAGTAAAGTTAAAGAGGGCGATTTGTTAGTCGCTAAAAGAGATATGGGAGGAGCTCTTGAAAATTTAGTAAAGGTAAAAGTGTTAGAGGTTAAATCACTTAAAGAAGGAGAAATTACTAATATAGATGGGTGGCAAGGTTTAACTATTCTTTCAGAGGAAGGATTGTATTTTAAAATAAAATCTAAAGACTTAAATTTAATAACGCAAGACGTTACGTCTTATTTATTTACTAAAGACGAAAGTACATTAGATGATAGACCTATAGCTTCGTTAGGTATATGGGCTTCAACTCCTACACCAACTAGAATACCAATACCTGCTGGAACACAAATAAGACTTTTCTTTGATTCGTTTAGAAGTGGTCGTAGTGATGCTAAATTTGATGAAACATTTATAGTTAATGGAGATTATTTTGACTTCTCTACTTGGTGGGTTGATAATATGGTAGGTCAAGATTTACTTGCAAATACAGGAGAAAATTATAAAGACAATATTACCGTTTCTGATGGAGGAATAACAGGTCTTGTTACTGTACTTGTAAAAGGTATTCATCCTGGCAATGGAAATAATCGTAGAGGGTATTTAAAAGCGACTATAACAATAATTTCTTCTACTTCGTTTGTTGTGTTTGAAAATGAGCCAGAGAAAATAGAGAATGAGATATTTTATGAAACTCCTGAAACTTATAGAGTAATAAACAACGCACATCAACAATCAGAACATATATTAAGTAGAACATATAATTGCTTTACTTTTAATAATGGAGTGGAGAGTAGTAGATATAGAGATTCATTTGTGCAACCTCAAATGTATTTAGATTTCTTTCCTACAGCAGTATCAGAAGACGAGTATAAACAAACTAATAGATATGCTGATTTAACATATAGTGGTGTTTATCAAGAAAATACTAACGTAAATAAGTTAAATGAGTTTAATCTTTCATTAGCTAATTACAAAGAGGATATGGAGAAGTCTTATGGCGAGATTATAAGGCTTGATGCAGATGAAACAGATTTATTAGTTATACAAGAGGATAAATGGAGTAAAGTGTTATATGGTAAAGATTTACTATACAATACAGATGCTACTACAAACCTAACAAGAATAGATGCAGTATTAGGGCAACAAGTTATGTATGGAGGGGAGTATGGTATTAGTAAGCACCCTGAAAGTTATATTAAATATGGTTTTAATGCATTTTCTACAGATGCTAAAAGAGGTGTTGTTTTAAGTTTAAACAATTCTAATGGATTAAGGGAGATTTCTTCTTTTGGATTTACAGACTACTTTAAAAAATTATTTAGAGATAACGTAATAGAAAATATAATAAGTGAGTACGATTCTTTTTATGATACTTATATTTTAAATATTAAGTATAATAAAAACAAATATGTTACTTGGTTATATTCTCCTATAGCTGATGGTTTCTTAACAAGAGTTACGTTTAATCCTGATTGCATGATAAGCTCATCTAACAATCTTATTTCGTTTAAAGGTGGTGAAGTATATTTACATAATAAAAACGCTTCTAGGAATACTTTTTATGGAGTAACATATCCGAGTAAATTCTCTTTTAATTTCTCACAAGACCCAAGCACAAGAAAAACTTTTAAGAATATATCAATAGAGGGAACAGACTCTTGGGATATTAAATTAAAAACAGATTTACAAGATGGATATATAGGTATAGAAGACTTTAAAAAGAAAGAGGGAGTTCATTATGCTTATGTTAGAGGTAATAATAATTCTTTAGATACAGCAACTATGGCTTTTCAAGGTATAGGAGAGATTGAGAGTATTAATTATATTGCTCCTATTATAACAATGAAGAGCAATGTGGAAAATATAATTAGTATAGGAGATTTATTATATAATAGTTCTCTTACGTTAATTGGCGTAATAGAGAATATAAGTGGTAAAATTATAACATTAGATACTACAATAGGATTAAACGTAAATGACTTTGTTGTAGCAGTTAAACCACAAAGCATAGAAACATCAGGGCTATTAGGATACTATATGAGAGTAGATTGCGAAAAGTTATCTCCCAATCATAGCGAGGTGTTTTCAGTAAATTCTGATGTTGTTAAAAGTTTTGAATAAGTCGTATATTTGTATGAATAAATAAAAAAGAAAAAAAATGGCATTAAGTGCATTTATAGGAATGGGGATTGGTCTTTTAGGTAGTGGATACCAAGCATTAAAAGGTGCAAAAGAAGCAAGAGATGCAAAAGAAGCATTGGCTAATTACCAAAGACAGAAGCTAAAAAACTATTATGAAGATTTAACAGTTAGTACTTTAGGTTCTGATTTACAGAGAGAGGAACAAGCTGGATTAGCTTCATCGCAATTAGAAACATTACAAGGGGCAGGAGTTCGTGGATTAATAGGTGGACTTGGTAGAGTTGAATTAGGTAGTCAAACAGTTAATAAACAGATAGGTGCTGGTTTAGATGAGCAACAAAAAGCTATTGACCAAATGTCTGCACAAGGGGCTTCGCAAAATCAACTCATACAAGAAGAAAGAGAGAAAGCAGATATAGCAGCGTTATCATCTCAATATAATGCAGGACAAAGTGGTTTAATGCAAGGAATAGGTAGTATGGCTAATATAGGTATGAATGCGTTTATGCGAGGAGAGTTAGAGGGAGAAGGGAAAGCAGATAAAAGACCTAAGAATTTAGTTTCAAACGCAATGTCTAACAGACCTGCTAGTGCATACGGATTAGGGCTTAATAATAAACCTCTTTTTACATATTCTGGTCTTGCTCCATATCCAAAATCTTAAATAAAAAAACATGGCAATAGGTAGTGTAGGTAGTTTTGCAACTGTAACCGAACAAAATGTAGATTTTGGAAAAATGTATGTTGATACTTTAGATAAGGTTCAAGCAGAAAAAGAATTACAACAAAAAATAAAAGCAGCTAAAGCAGCTAAAAGAGCAACAGAATTAACAGCACTTGGAGACGTAGGTCTTTCAGGCATTCCTTTATTAGACCAAAGTATGTTAAATGCTGTTAATAAAATGAAAGATGACGGTAATATATATGCAATAGCTTATCAAAACGGAGACTCAAATGCTAAAATTCAATATCAAAAAATACAGAGTACTATAGCAAGAATGGGTGGGTTTATGAAAGGTGTGGTTGAAGAATCTAAAAAATCTGCTGACCTATATGGTAAAGGATTTTTAAATAAAGAATTTTATGAAAAAAATTTAGATGTATTGAAAAACCTTAGTGAAGGAGATGCCTCTATGTCTTTTGACGAAAATGGAGACCCTTTAATATCTGTATTTGGAAAAGACAAAGAGGGGAATAGAACTGTATTGCATGATTCTGTTCCTTTACAATCTTTCTTAAATACAATATCTGATGTTCCTCCTGCACCGACTTATTCTAAAGATAGAGATACATTTGTAGCTAACCATAAACAAGATGAAACAAACATAGCATCAAGTCCATACAATTCTGAATATAATAAAGAAATGACAGAGAGGTTGCGTGTGGCTATAGCATCTGAAGTTAAATTTTCTGACACTAATGCTAATATGGCTCATTGGCTTAGAGCAACAACAGGAGAGTATAAAGGGAGTGGATTTACAGATGAAGAAAGAGTAAAGTATAAAGAGTTTGCTCAAAAGAATTACGAAGATGCATACCCTGATATATTTGTAAATAAAATTAATGCTCGTAGTGGAGGAAGTGGTGGGGGTTCTAAAGACATTGTTATAGGTGGGGTAGAAGTATTGCAGGAAAATTATAAAGGCGTTGATAAGGCAGTTGGAAACATACCACTAATAGGCTCTCTTATTATAAATCCTAGAATTAATGATAAGCCATTAAGTTTTTCATCAACAAAAGACCTTGACGGACTATTTTATGACCCAATTAGTCAAAAAATGCACATTAAAGTAATTACAAAACAAAATATTGGAACAGGTACTTCTGGGGAAAACGTTAATATTAGAGCTGGTAATGCAGAGGATATTGTTTCTTTTATTACTTATGATTTAAAAACAAAGAAAACTATTGGTGGTAGGGATACAACAGATGCTTTTCAAAAAGTAGCAAATATGTTAAGGGTTAAAGTAGATGAACTACCTACTTTTTTTGGGGCTGCTAAATATAATAATTAAACTAAATAAATGAATCAAGACGCATTAATAGACGCACATAAGTTATTTGCAAAAGATGGCTACAACGGAGATTTAAACTCTTTTAAAGATTTAATTTCAACAAATCCTGATGCATTAAACGATGCTCATAAGTTATTTATAAAAGATGGGTATAATGGAGATGTTTCTACATTCTCTAATTTAGTTGGTGTTTCTACATCTAAAACTCCTACCATTGAAAAAAAAAACGAAGTTGTATCAGATATTGCAACAAATCAACCTTTGGTATCAAGTTCTTCTACAGAGGTACAACCTACTTCTTTGGCTACAAGCGAAACAAATCAACCTTTGGGATTGGATTCTTTGGGTGGGGAAACTGACCCTAAAAAGAAAAAGAAAAAG